GGAAAAGGGCATCGACATCAGCGCTCACGACATCATCTTTGGGCGCGAGATCAATGGTTGAGCTAGTCCTTGGCTGGCCACCGTCTGAACTATCCCCAAACAAACGGCTTCACTGGACCAAAGTGTCCAAGTTCAAGGCGGCATACCGCGAGGCATGCTGGGCTGTAACCCTTGAGCAAGCCGGTACTGCGCGCACCGACATTGGCGGTGACTTGCATTTGATCCTGGAATTCGTGCCACCTGATCGACGCAGCTACGATCGAGACAACCTGGTGGCCAGGATGAAGTCGGGTCTTGATGGCGTTGCTGACGCGCTCAAAATCAACGACAAACAATTTACAACGCTGACTGCTCGAGTGGACGCAAGGCAGGTTGGCGGTTTCGTTCGCGTTCGCATACAAGGAGAAAATTCATGGCAACCAAAAAGTACGACATAGCAGTCAAGACGGGGGAGTACACCGACAGCACCGGTGCAAAAAAAGGACGATGGCAAAACGTGGGCGCAGTGATGCTCAATGACGATGGCGGCCAATACATCATGCTGGCCAAGTGGTTTAACCCAGCGGGTGTGCCCGATCTGTCAGGCAAAAACGCGCAGAGCGAATCGATCTTGCTGTCGCTGTTTGAGCCAAAGGATCGTGGTGCCGCGGGAAAGCCGGAGGGCAAGCCTGATGCCCATAACCAGGCCAAGGCTGACGGGTATCAGCCACAACCCAAGGGATCAGGGTTTGACGACATGGACGACGACATCCCGTTCTGACGGCCAAAAAAAACGCTTGACCGAATACACTCGCAGTGTGATAGGATTAGTACCTCATCAACCTGAAGGAGGTACATCGTGAACGATCAACGGCGAGAAGCCGCACTCAAAGGCCAGCCAAAGTATTACGGCCCCGAATGCAGGGTGTGTGGCAACACCCTGCGCTACACCAGCAACGGCAATTGTGTGGACTGCTCGTCAAAGCACGCGGCAGCCTACAACAAACGCATGCGTGAGCTGGTCAAGAAGCTCAAGCAAAAAGGGGGCTTCTGATGCACTACTACTCATTCAACATTGGCGACTACGCCAGCCACACCAGGCACCTGACCGCGATTGAGGATCTGGCCTATCGCCGGCTGCTCGACCTGTACTACCTGCATGAACAACCGTTGAACGAAAGCTCAACGACCGTTGCACGTTTGATCAACATGCGTGACTATGTGCAAGAGGTCCAGGCTGTGCTCGAGGAATTTTTCGAGCTGGTCGATGGCCAGGGTTGGATCAATGGCCGGGCCGACGAAGAGATTGCCAAGTACCACAGCAAGCTTGAGTCAGCATCCAGAGCGGGCCGCGCCTCTGCCGAACGCAGGGCAAACGCCGGTTCAACGACCGTTCAACCAAACAAGAAACAAGAACCAATAACCAATAACCAAGAACCAGAAAAGAAACAACCAGCGCTGGCCAAGCCAGCCGGTGTCAGTGATCAGGTTTGGAATGACTTCTTGAAACAGCGCAAAGCGCTGAAAGCGCCACTCACGGAAACAGCATTGAAAGCCATCATCAAAGAGGCCGACAAAGCAGGGTGGACATTGGAAGCTGCATTGACTGAATCCAGCACAAGAGGCTGGAGATCATTCAAAGCGGAATGGGTAGCAAAAGATGGGCGGAGGCAACCGGCCCAGACATTCAACGACAAAGACTACGGGGAGTCACGCGAGATATGAAAACGATTGAAGGAGTTTTGAAAATGGATCTGCCAACTCGAGAGGACGTGTGCGAAAAGCACGGACCATACGAATCGCGAAATTACTTTGGCACGATATGGTCAAAGTGTTTGAAGTGCGGCGAAGAGCGCGCAGAGCTTGAGCGCCAGCAAGTCGAACTCGAAATGCGAAAACAAAAGCGCCAGCGATGGGAAGCAAAGCTTGGAGCTGCTGCAATTCCTGAACGCTTTCGCGATCGCACGCTCGACAACTACAACGCAGCAACGCCAGAGCAGGAAAAAGCTTTGTCGTTTGCACGCGATTACGCACTGACATTCAACGACGTGATGAAGACAGGGCGAAGCGCTTTGTTCATTGGCAAACCAGGGACAGGAAAAACACACCTGGCTGTTGGTATTGCATTGCGAATCATGGGCGCGGAAAACCGCTCGGCATTGTTCACCACAGTGCAGCGCGCAATTCGTCGAGTCAAAGACACATGGACCAAAGACAGCCAGGAAACTGAAAGCCAGGCAATAGCAGCGCTTGCATATCCTGACCTGCTAATACTCGACGAAGTCGGCGTGCAATTTGGAAGTGAATTTGAAAAGCAGGTTTTGTTTGACGTGTTAAACGATCGATACGAAAAACGGAAGCCGGTGATCTTGTTGTCAAACCTCGATGCCAAAGAAGTTGCAGGCTATCTTGGTGAACGTATTGCAGACAGGCTTCGTGAAGACGGTGGCAAAGTCATCGTGTTCAACTGGGAAAGCCATCGCAAACAAAAACAATAAAGGAAAATAAAAATGATTAAACCAACTTTGGCTCGCTCAAATCCTCGCAACATGTGCAAAGCAAATCTTGGAAGTAAAGATCAACGCGAATTTATTGAGCGCGAAGCAATTGATATTTTTACAACCATGACAAATGGAGGCTGCACTTTTCAACAAGCGCTTGCTGCAATTTTTTTAAGCGGCATGTGCGCGGCAAAGGAGGCAATGAAATGATTGAGACTTGGAAAATGTTATTGGCGTTTAGCTTGGTGATTTTGTGTATGGCAATTGTTGGCCACATGGACATGGAAGACGAAATCAAACAGGAGCAGCACTACTGCGAAATGCGAAGGATCTGGGAACAGAACAAAGAAACCGTGCCACGCTTTAGACCAGGCTGGCCAAACTTCAAACCTGAAATCAAATGCGAAGGCGTAGGGGATGGCAATGGCTTTCAACATTGACGTGCCCGACTACGTCGTCGATGCAAGCATCGATTGCTGCAAACGAGGGAACATGGGCAACCGCGGTGACGGTAGCGACGGAAGCAAAGAACAGCAGCTCATTGGGATCATTGGTCAAAACATGATGAACCTTGCGATTGGAAAACCATTGATGCAGCCTGGTGGTGGCTTTGATGGTGGAGTTGACTTTGATATTTTTGGATTGAAGTTTGATGTCAAAACCATGGGTCGCAGCGTTGCACCTCGAATTGATTTTGTGAACAACCTTGTGAAGTCACAAACAAAATTCAATGTGGATGGCTACGTCTTTATGAGCTTGAACAAAGTCAACAACAAACTCACGGTATGCGGATGGCTTCCGAAGCTTGCATTCCTGGATCGGGCCCAGCTCTACACCAAGGGAACGGTACGCACGCGGGCAGACGGAACCACATTCGAGATGAAGACCGACACTTACGAAATACAAAACCAAGATTTGTTTCATAGGTCACGCAATTGGCCAGAACTGTTTGTTGAAATAAATCATCTTTCACATGAGGCAAATTATGGGTGAAGCTTTGATCAGTATTTTGATGCTGTCTGGCATCATGTTTCTTGGGGTAATCATCACGCTTGTGGCGATTGCATTTTTATTTTGGAAAGGGCTGCGATGACAGGATGGAAAAAAAGAATCGTGGCTAACGCAGTAGAAGAGGATCAAAAAATGAATTTAACTTTTGCAAAAGTGTTTGACGTTAAACGATACGGGCAAATCGTCGTGCTTAAAAAACAAAACGATGAAGGCGCGCCAGAGCTGCGCTTTTATTGCCACCCTGAAGGGTACGGTGTATGCACGTTTGCGCTTGGATGGAATGACGACAACAGCGAGGCTCGAGTTGAAGAGGCGTTCAAACAAATCGTGATGCGTGAGGCAATCGAGATTGTTGACGGCTGGATCAAACACATAACCTCACAACAGCAGACTCATTGAAATGGCAAGGTGTCACGGATGTCACAGAGAAGAATCGGTCAACCTGGTCGATGGAAAAAGGGTTTGCAACTACTGTCCAGAATGGCGGCTCGAATGCGAAGCAAGGCAATTGTTGCGTTATCCATTGCAAAAGCGGAGAGAGCTGTTAGACGCAAGATTAAAGCAGCGCGGGAAAGCAAGCGTCGATAAACTTAAAGACGTGATGGCCCAGGTATTTGCGAGGCACAAAAAATGAAAGCATGCCCACCGTGCAATGGTGATTGCGAAGCCGGATTGTTTTGTCGTCACGCACATCGAGCTAAACAAATACTCGATGACGCAAAAGAAGGGCGGTATAACCGTTGGGAAGATGTCGAGTGGGCTTTGCAAATCACCGGCGATCTGCCATGGCCAAAAGATATTGAAAAGGAAATGAATCGAGGCCGTTGCATAAAAATCAATGATGATTCAAAATCATCATAAATTGAAGGAGGCTAAATGCCATACACAGAAAAACAGCACAGACTTTTTGAAGCGGCAGCGCATAACCCAAAAGTCGCAAAGGCTCATGGTATGTCACAGGCCGACGCTAAACGCATGGCGAGCGAAGGCGTAAAGAAAAAGAAAATGCCCTGGCACGCGGTGTTTAAAAGGAAGTAATGCGGAGGAAGCGGATCATGATCGTCGCCGTCAATGAGCAAGGTTACCGGATAGGGATCTCTCATCACAATGCCCGCATCCCCGATGAAGTGATAGACCAGATCCGTGATTTGCATGAAGACCTCGGTGTCGGATACAGAAAGCTGGCCAAGCAATTTAATTTAACCCGGAGCGCAGTTCAGAAAATTTGCAACTATGAGCGAAGAGCACAAACCCCAGACAGGTGGAAAAAAATTGTCAAAGACGACGAATAAGCCAGGCAGGCCGTCATCGTTTGACCAAAAGACAGCGGACCTGATTTGCGCCAGGCTTGCCGATGGCGAAAGCTTGCGCTCGATTTGTCGTGATGATTCCATGCCCCATGTGAGCACAGTCTTGCGCTGGGTTGCGGATGAAAAACACAAACAGTTTCGCGAACAGTACGCGCACGCACGCGAGGCCGGACTTGAGCAGATGGCCGATGAGATTCTTGAAATCGCCGACGAAACCAGCCGCGACACCATCGTCAACAGCAAAGGCGATGAGATGGCCAACAGCGAATGGATACAGCGATCAAAGCTGCGCGTTGATGCCCGCAAATGGATCTTGTCCAAGCAACTGCCCAAAAAGTACGGCGACCGCACCACCCTGGTTGGCGACAACGAAAACCCACTGATCCCGCCGATCGATGACAGCGAGCGCATAGCCAAGGTCCAAGCTATTCTGGCCGCGGCGCAGGCACGCAAGGCCAAAGATGGCAACAGCAATTGATCCGACACTCTTTGCCTACCTAACGCCGGAAG